TCGCTTGCCGACCGCAGAGGAACAGCAAAATTTTTCTGATTTTGAAAATGAGATCAAAGAAATTGACAATGCTGCTGCAATGGAAGAACGTATGAACGGATATGCTCCTCTGAATCCGAAGCCCGCGCTTGGTGATCCGATGGATCAGGAAAAGCAGGATATTAAGAACTTTGCTGGCTTCATCAGAAACGAGGCAAGCGGCATCGTAAACACCGATACCACACTCACCAAAGGTGACAATGGAGCACTAGTGCCGGCGACCATCGCAAACAAGATCATTGAAAAAGTGATCGAGCTTTCCCCCTTGTATGCGAAAGCGTCCAAATATCCCGGAAAGGGCGTACTCAACATCCCGAAGGTGGACATTAGCACCGACGATATTACCGTCGCTTATGCTACTGAGTTTACAGAGCTAACCAGCCACAGCAACAAATTTGCAAGCATCCAGTTGACCGGCTATCTGTATGGCGCACTGACTCTGGTCAGCAAGAGCTTGCTGAACAACAGCGACTTTGGCCTGACCCAGTGGGTTGTCAACCACATGGCAGAGCGGATCGCGCAGTTTATTGATAATGAACTGATCAATGGCACCACCAGCTATGTTTCTGGCGTGGCAAAATCCTATGACAGCACAAAAATGAAAGTCACACTGTCCAAATTGTCTAGCGTAACTGCTGACGAACTGATCAACATTCAGGAAAAGATCCCGGACGTATACCAGGCAGGTGCTATTTGGGTGATGGCAAAGGCGACCAGAACCGCAATCAGACTGTTGAAAGATGGGCAGAACAATTATTTGCTCCAGCGTGATTTTGCGAATCCTGCGAACTACACACTCCTTGGCAAGCCAGTTTACATCTCTGAAAATGCGCCTGCGCTTGGAACCGAAGGAAATTTGGCTATTATGTATGGCGACTTTTCCGCGCTGGCCGTGAAGGAAGCGCAACCATCTGAAATCCAGATTTTGACCGAAAAATACGCAACTCAGCATGCCATTGGCATTGTAGCATGGGGAGAACTAGATGCGAAGATCGAGAACACACAGAAGATCGTATGCGCTGCATGTGGGGCATCCGACACCTAATAGGAGTGGCTTATGAAGGTTAGCGATATTGGACTGGAGGAAATGTGCCAGTTTTTGCGGATTGATCTGAGATATCTATCAGACGAGGACGGGGCCATTTTAGGGGTTGCAAAATCTTCTGCGATTGCGTATGTGTCCGGATATACCGGGCTGACCGCTGACGAATTGGACGAGTACGACGACATTACGATCGCCGTACTCGTACTCATTTCGGACATGTTTGACAATCGACAAATGTATGTGGATAAGAGTAGCGTCAATCGTGTAACGGATTCCATCCTTGGGATGCACTGCACGAATCTGCTGGGGTGATCGCATGAATGCTGGCGCATATCGAGAGAAAATCGCAATTGAAAAATGCACGATCACAGCAGATGAGATTGGGAACCATAAATCAACGTGGGCCGAATATTACACCGGGTATGCGTATGTCAATATGCTGTCGGGGTCTGAGTATTGGGCCGCTGCACAGCTAAATGCGGAACAAACAGTACAATTTACACTGCGATACCATCGGCTTTTAGATGGCATGGATAGTACAAACTACCGGATTATATTTCGCGGAGATACATACAACATTACAAGTGTTGACAATGTCCGGTACAAAAACGAGACGATTAAATTGCGCGGCGTAAAGTGAAAGAATTGACATCATGGGATCAACTATTAAATATGGCGATCTATCTTCTCAGATCGAATCTTTATTGCAAGAGTATGGAGATGAAGTCAAAGGAAAGATAGACAAGGCACTAACGCATGCCGGTACCGCAGCGAGAAACAATGTGAAGGAGAATGCTCCGGTACGTACTGGGAAATATCAAGCTAGCTGGTCTACACGGAAAGAAACTGTTGGTCTTTCCACTTCGAGGGTAACTGTATATTCAATAAACCGCTACCAGATAGTACATCTTCTGGAATTTGGACATGCCAAAAGAAACGGAGGCCGAGTCGCGGCTATACCTCATGTTGCGTCTGCGCAAGAATATGGAAATAACGTCTTGATGGACGAACTCACAAAGGGGCTATAGGATGGATGAAATTGTAAATCTGCTGAACGCTATTGGAATCGAACATGCCTATCATCATTTTGCAGAAGGAGAATCACCGGATCCTCCTTTTATTTGTTACCTGTTGCCAAACAGCGATAACTATTCAGCGGATAATCAGGCGTATTACAAAGCAAATGAGGTGCATATCGAACTTTACATAGATGAAAAATCGCCAACAGACGAACAAAAAGTAGAATCCGTGCTGGATGAGAATGGGATTTACTACGAAAAGTACGAGGCATGGATTGAAAGCGAGAAAATGTATCAGATTTTATATATTTTTGAGATGGGGGCTTAAAAATTGGATAAAAACAAAGTGGAATTTGGTATCAGCAATTTGTATGTTGGTACTTATACCGTAGGGACAGACGGAACCGTAACATTAGGAGATCCGTATCACCAAAGAGGAGCAAAATCGTTAAAACTGGAGCCAGAAGGAGACAACAACGACTACTACGCGGATAACATTAGATATTGGAGCGGATTTAGCGATAACGGCTTTTCTGGGGCTATTGAAGTCGCAAGATTCGATGATGATTATAAGAAAAACTTCCTGGGATACGCAGCAACCGCAACAGGCGGTATTGCAAGCATTACCGGTGCTGCAAAACCGAATGTATATGTGATGTTTCAAGCCGAGGGTGACGGAGAGGCACGTAGGGTAATTATCTATAATGTGGCTCAGGGTGGAATTAACCGGGAATATAACACTAATGAGGACAAAAAAGAACCGACAACGGAGTCCGTTGATATTGTATGCCTTGGCGACAGCACTACGGGTATTACAGTAGTTAACTACAAACCGACTGATGTTGGATATACAAACCTATTTACCGAACCTCCGGTTCCGGAATTGGAAGTAGCTGTATAAATAGATAAGGAGTAAAGTATGCGCAAAAAAATCGAAATCGATGACAACCACTCGATTGAGCTTAATAGTTCTATGGGGTGGTTGTTCATTTACCGGGAACAATTCGGGCGGGATATTCTCCCTGATCTGCTCCCTGCTCTTGAAACCATTTTGGAATTGCTGAAAAGTTGTGTAAAGGACATTTCTGCGGATGGAACTGGGACGATTGACTTTTCAGCGATTGATGATGATACCATTTCTTCCGCGATTATAGCACTTAGCGGAGCGGAAATTGTGACGGTACTCAATATCGCTTGGGCAATGGCCAAAAATGCAGACAAGAGTACAGGGACACCGGAGGAATGGGCTGATCAGTTTGATTGCTTCCCACTTGACCTGATTTTACCGGAGATTATGAAAATAGTGATCAGCTCGTCTATTAGCTCAAAAAATGCGAAACGCCTTCTGACGCTGACAGCAAAAGTGACGAAATCAATTCAGATCGAATCTTAATTGCTGCGCTGGACAGAGGACTCGGCGTGGAGGGCGTAAAAAATATGGAACTCGGACAGGCCGTTGATTTTTGCATCGAATGGAACAAAGTTCACAAAGATGAAATAGAGGATCAGAACGGAAAAGAAACGAAACATGGCACCAGGAAAGCTACACAAGCAGACTGGAACGCTTTTTTAGGGTAGGTGATATTACATGGCTGGCACTATTAAGGGCCTCACAATTCAATTTAATGGAGATACCACAAAACTTGATAAAGCGTTGTCACGGATAAATTCCAAAACAAAAAATGTTAATAAAGCATTAAAAGAAGTAAACAATACACTGAAATTCAACCCAAATAATGTGGAATTGCTTACCCAAAAGCAATCTCTCTTGCGCCAAAAAATAGAGCAGACGCGTCAAAAAGTGATTGATCTAAAAGAGGCACAGAAGCAATTAGATGCAAGTGGAGTTGATAAAACATCCGAAGAATACCAAAAAGTACGGCGTGAGATAGTGAAAGCGGAATCCCAGGTCAAGAATTTCAGCAAGGCGCTAAAAAAGGTAAAAGCACCACAGTTAAAAGCCATTGGAAACAATATGAAAACGATTGGGACTCGAATGGCAAAAATGGGTGGATACGCCAGTATAGCCGCTGCCGGTCTTATAACCGTCGGCAAAAAGCTGCTTGAAGCCAATAGCACGCAGACACAAGCGGAAGATAAGCTTACTGAAATTTACAAAACCAGAATGGGCGTAAATGAAAGCGCCGCAAAATCAACTGAAAAACTGGCTAGCTCTATACAGGCACAGGGGGTTATTGGTGATGAGGTAACGCTATCCGGTGCGCAGCAGCTAGCCACGTTTTCTAAATACCCCAGTACGGTAAATAAGCTTCTCCCAGCAATGGACAATCTGCTTGTCCAACAGAAGGGTTATAACGCCTCTGCGGATGATGCAACAAACATTGCTAATATGATGGGAAAAGCGATGTCGGGGCAAACTGGAGCACTAAAGAGGGTCGGTATTGCATTTTCAGACTCGCAGGGGAAAGTGCTTAAATACGGCACGGAAGAAGAAAAAGCGTCTATGCTGTCAAAAATCATCACTCAAAATGTCGGAAACATGAACAAAAAGTTTGCTGAAACAGATGAGGGGAAAATCGCACAAGCAAAAAACACTTTGGGAGATATGGCAGAGCAGATTGGATCGGCGCTGCTTCCGGCGATTGCTAATATTGCAAAATGGATTTCCAGTAATCTTTTACCAAAAGTCCAGAATCTAATCAATTTTATTAAATCACATCCTTTAATTAGCAAAATAGTAGTTGCGATTGCGGCGGTACTTGCTGTTGCAGGACCACTGCTTATTTTTATCGGGTCTCTAGTTACCGCAATTGGCGCGATTGTGGCGGTATCTGCGCCGGTATGGGGCACCATAGCACTTGTTGTAGCTGGAATTGCGGCATTGATAGCAATAGGCGTCCTATTATACAAAAATTGGGACACTATCAAAGCAAAAGCCATTTCCGTATGGAATGCAATCAAAACAACTATCCTTTCCGTGTGGGGAAAAATAAAAGCTGGTGTAACTACAGCGGTTAATGCTGTTAAATCTGTTGTACTTAAAATCTGGAATGCCATAAAAACAGGCACAGCACCAATCTGG